CCTTGTCTTCCGACAGGCGGAACGCGTTCACATCGCCGTTCAGCTCGGCCAAGTCTTTATCGACTTCGCTCCAGCCTTCGAGCATCCCGCACGCCTCATCGATCTGCGCGGTCGTACTCTTACTGGGGGTGACGCCACCGTTGATTAACCGCCAGGCCACAGTCGGCAACCCAGTTCGCACCACTGTGCGATGGCCAGTTGGCAAGTTGCCTTCTACCCACGGAATGTCAGCAATGACTTCGTTCCGCTGGGACAACAGTTCTGCAATACCCTGAATTTTCCCGTTCGGCTGGACCCGCTTTGCGTGATCCACCAACGTCAACATTGAAGTGCCTAGTGTCGCCATGATTTACCCTTTCACATGCGGTCAAGCACGTGATGCGGGAGCTGTTCCGTACATCAGGTCGGCTAAGGATTTCGTTTTCTGAGACGGCCCGCCATCTCCGCGTGCCTGTGTGACCGAGGGCGCCGTGGCGCCGATCGGCACCGCTTTAATGGTCTTTTTAAATTCCTCCAGTAAGGCGGGCTTTGCGGATTCAATGATCTTCGCCGCCCACTGCGAGGGGTCGTTTCCGTACTGGTCGCGAAAAGCATGTTCTTCGAGGATCGTCCACGCTTCGAGCGTGGGCTGCAGACTGTGCGCGATTCGTTGCTCGTGCCACGGCTCATCCTTCAGCACCTGGCTCAACTCCGAATCTTTGGCGTACAGTCGCTCTCGAACCTTCTCCTCCCCGTACCGCTGAAATGCGAGTTCTCGGCTGGCCAGCTCTCGCCCTTCAAACACGGCGCGGGCTTGTAACTGCTCAGGGGTCGGGCCTTGCGGTTCTTCGTAGGTCCCGTCCATCTTCGCCTTAAGGATTCGGTTCTCCTCGGCCAGAGCGTTCAGTTGCGCTTGGAACTCCTGAACTTGTTTTCCGAGTCGGCGGGCCGTCTGGCGGTGGCTCTCCTCTGCTTTCGCCTTCTCGTCCTCCCCTTCCTTGGGAGGCTCAGGTTTCACCTCAGCAGCGGGGGCCGCAGGCTCTTGTGGAGGGGCGGCAAGTCCGGGCTCTGCATGTGGTGCGGAAGATGGCTGAGGCTCAACCGGTGAGTCCGCAGCAGGCACAAGCGGTGTCCCGTAGAAGGCGGTCGCCAAATCTACGGGGGCGCTGGCCGACGCGGGGGCGGCTGGTTCAGCAACGGCAGTGGTCATGGTGTCGGTGCTCCTTGGGTTAAGGGACTCGTGAATTCTTGACGGAGGGCTAAGCGGCCCTCGACGGCGGTCTGCATCGCCGCAAGATCGATATGGCCTTTCTCCACCTGGGCGCGGGTGCCTTCCTTGATTTGCGTGCTAATCAGATCGGCCTTGATCTTCTTCAGGAAGGCAGGGTCCTCACCTTTTTGGAGAATCGCCTGAGCGAGGTCTTCGCTCTTGTAGGCGATGAGGGCGTAGTAGGCCTGCATCTCCGGCGTGAGGTCTTTCCAATCTTGGTTGAGGGAGATCTTCGGAATGGTTGGCCCTTGCGCGGCCTGCTCATCGACCATCTTGAGCAACCCTTCCTTATCGCGCCATTCCGTCAGGGCGATCCCGAGCTTCACGTAGCCCGAGCCGAGCTGCGCTAATTGCGGCAGCACAGTCAGTAGGAGTTCGGCTTGCTGCTCGCGCAGAACGGCGTAGTCCTTCATCTCCGTAATCACGATGTCGTACAGGCCCTCCTTGAGGGCCTGAATCGCGCCACGCGTGACATGGACGGTACGAGGGACGTTCGGATCGTCGGTGATCTGGAACGACTGCTCCTCCGTGAGGTACTGCTTCATCAGGGCGTAGGAGAGCTTCGCCTTCATCAGGCGAGAGCGACGGAGGTTGTTCTGAATCGGCATCGAAATTTGGAAGCTCATCATCTGCTTCCGGGCAATGCCGGTGCCGCTACGCACTTCCGACGGCATCCCCATCGCTTCATTGCCACGCCCGGACACTCGACGAATCGCGTCCTTATCCTCTTGCAACAACGCCATTTGCCCTTGGCCGATATCCAAATTGTCGCGGAGGAGAATCTTCTGGCCGGAGAGCGCCCCTTCCATCACTTCCATGTAGCCGTCTGGGCGGGCCTTCTCGATTTGGAACTTTTCAACATCCTCCACCGCATTCTTTTCCGCGATCGTCTGGCGGTTGGACATCAGTGACAGGGCCTTACTCTCTCGCTTGTTGATGGCTTCTTGGATCGGCACGAGACGGCTCGTGAGCGGTAACGGACACCCGTTTTTCCGTATGCCGGAATAGAACGGCACATAGGGGAAGAGATTGGTTTCGTGTTGGGAGACATCGTGATGGAGGAGGAGGCCGCCGAGGATGACCCCGGTGTACATGCGGTCTTGGAACTTTTCTTCAATCGTCAGATCGCGCCCGACTTCCTTCACGAGGGTATGGGCCTGCTTGCGGTCGAGCGGTACCGGCAGCGCGAGGACCCCATCCGCGCCAAAGAGGTAGTAGACCTTGATTTTGCGCTTGTACCAGACCTCAAACGGGCGCACGCGGTGCCGTCCGCCTCGCCCTTGGATCGAGAGGGAGTAGGCCGCGCCGGCCAGGTTCGCTTCGTTCTGCAGTGACGCCCAGACCTGCCCAGAAGTCGGCATGCCGAATCCTGATCCGTTCGCAATATGGGTTCGGATGTCGTCTTCACGGTCAGGGAAGAGCGCGATAGCGTCTTCGAGGTCCATCCAGGACCCTTCGATGATGTATTTCGCGTCGTCGTTCGGGTCGTAGCGCGTGGAATAGGGGTCTTTGAAGACGTGGAAGGGGTTGAGGGTGCGGAGACAGGTCACGGACTGCCCAAGTTCGTTCGTTTTCACGAACGCCTTCAGCCAGCCGACGCCGCCAATCAGGCCGTCCCACGCAAGATCCTGCTCCTCGAACTCAAATTGATTGAGTTGGTCGTTCCAGCGCTGATAATCCTGCGCCACTGCCGCGATCGGGTCGTCTTGTGGGGTATTGCGTCCGAGAAAGGTGGCGACTTGCCGCGTTTGGATGAATTGCCCAGCGATTTGCTCAAGAATGGGCGCAATTTCGTTGCGCTTCGTCGGCGGTTGCCCGCGTTCCTCGAATTCTTCGAGTTCTTCGGCAGTATAAAAGTCGTTTTCGACGTAGCTATAGTTGAGGGAGGCTTCCGCTTCGTATTGCTGGCGGATGGGGGAGCTGGTCGCTTCAACAATGAAGCGCTGCAGGCGGTTGATGACGACTTCGCCGTCGTCCTCCTTCGCCTGGCGCACGAGGAAATCAAGTTCTGCGTGTGTGGGGACTGACGAAAGCGCACGAGCCGCCACGAGGTGTTGATTCCCTCATGCGCGGCTCGTCAGAGGCGGGCACGGATAGATAGTTATGGCACGCTTAGCATGTTCTTACATCGTCTGTCAAGGCCCGCGTTGGTCGATCAGGCCTTCGACCGTGCGTAACGCCAACTCCAGCTCAGCGCGGGCGCCCTTAATCTTGCGCCGCACGTCGGTTAAATTCGTCAATACTTCTTTTTCTTGCCGGACTTTTTCTTCATCATTCCCTCTATTGATACAACGATTCATCGCTTGTTCGACTTCTTCGTAAGATCTACAAACTGAAGAATATTCCCAAGTATTCCTACCCTCTCCACACGATACGGATGTTGGCATATCGGGCAGGGACTCCCGCCATGGATAGGCTCCCGATGATATTTCGTGCACGCGGATACGGTCATACCGTCTTCCATGATGCCACGCGTCGCCGCGCGCTCCAACTCGGTCGGCCTCGCCGCTCATAGGGGACGCGTGAGCAGTAGTGGCGATAGGCATACCAGGCAAGGGCGAGGCTATCAGATTCATTCGGGGAGAACGCGAGCGGCTTCACATTGGGAATCCCTGACGAAGAGCCCTTGCCCTGCACCTTGATTTTGTGGGCATCGCCCAGAATAACCGTCGCCCACTTAATCGACGTGAGCTGCCCAATCAGTTCAGAGCGATGTTCAATCAACCGCGTCTTCACCTCGTCCTCTTCCGCTTCACTGGGGAACGCGATCGTCCGGTCGTCCATGAACGCTTCGCGCAGCTCCCACCATAACTGATCGCGGAGGCGGTGAAACTCACTGGCCCTCGTGGGGACCTCAGCCGAATCGATTTTGTAGACACAGGTGAGCCTATGTC